CCTGCTGTGCCGCCAGATTTACCCATAATTGCGCCGTCAAGTTGTGCGTCTTCAAACGCAACGCCTACAGCAATAGTATTTGGCATGATTTTGTTTCCTTTTAAAAATGAGGGCCGAAGCCCCCATTATTTACTTCAAGAAAGCCGAGTAAGCTGCGTCGCCGGTACGCACAAAACGGTATGTGTGCGCGCCGAAACGTGGAACAGTCACAGAGCCAAAGATCGTGATACCAGTGCCTGTGGTGACAGGAACGGTAGACGATGAGCCAGTGTTGTTGTTGTTGCAGATTGTCAACTCAAAAGCAGAGCCAACTTTTGCGCTAGGAACGGCTGCATCGAGCAACGCTGCTGTGGGCAGAGTCACGGTCAATGTAGCATCGCTGCCTTTGTTGCAAACAACCAAACCAACAACCACTTGATCAGCGGTCAACGTGGTGTCGCCAGTCAAGGTTGTGGGAATAGTTTGAACCGTCAGTTGTGCTTCTGTCAGGTTGCCGTCACCAATTTGATAACCGCCTGCGCCATTAGGTAATGCCATGATAATTTCCTTTCAATGTTAATAACAGAGATAGGGGCCGAAGCCCCAATCAATTAGCCCCAGATACGGCAGCCCATTTGTGGGCGGATCGTGTTGAAGCCGTACAAAACGTCAATACGGCAAGGCATACGGTCATTGTTGATGTCGTACTGGCGCACGACACGCAAAGAGATACCGTTGTGGACTGCGCGAGCAGCCATGTCAACACCTTGTGGCAACAGCAAGTCAGCAGTTGCGAAGGTGATGGCGTCCTTGTGATAGACCAAGTTCTGTGCGTACTGGCTAGAAGCAGCGCCTACGAACACGACAGCAGCACCGGAAGCAGGGAAGCTGTCCACGGTGGCCAAAGCATTGGCGGCGGTGTAGATAGGAGCAACGTTCACGACAATTGCAGTGCCGCTGGCAGTGGCGTCAGCCAAAGCAACGAACTGGAACAACGAACCAGTGGATTCACGGGTCTGTGGGTTCACAGCGAAGCAACCAGCAACAGTGAACACGTCACCAGCTTTAACTGTCAGGCCAGAGCCGATGGTCAAAGCAATGCTAGAAGCGCCTTGAGAAGTCACAGTGGTGGTCACAGAGTTGCCGGTGGCAACGCGCGAACCAGTGGTGTGTTGCTTGATAGACTGAGACATGTTGATCTCGTCAAAGCCCAACACGCCAGTGCCCATCATGCCGTTCTTGAATTGCTTGCTGATAGTGTCTGTAGGATTGAACAGACCTTTCATGCCTTCAACCAAGCCAGCGTTAGCAGCAGGGTTCACGGTAGCGTAACGTGGGGACATCACAGCTGCGTTCTCGTTCAGCTTCTGCTGGGCTTGGAACAAGACCAAAGAAGTAGAAGGAGTTGTGCCAGGTGTACCAACGGTGTTACCGATGGTTTTGTACGCATTGGCCACGTCTGCATCAATAGAAGATGCCAACTGGCTGATACGAGGCTTCAACACACGCTCTGCGAAGTCATCCAATTGCATGGTCAATTCAGCAGATGTGAAGTTGACACCGATGTGCTTTTGGCTGGCAACGGTCAAAGTGGTGAACTGCTCGTTGTCGTCTTGCACTTGCAAGGCGGCGCCGTCAGTTACCAAAGCGCGGTCAGGTAAACGGATACGGAGGGTAGAACCGATCTTAGCACCTTCAACAGCGAAGCTGTCGTCATACTGGCGGTTCACGTTACGGGTAAGCACAAGGTTGTTCTCGAGGATTTCGAGAGCTTTTCTTGTGATCATATCAATCGTCAGAATACTGTTTGACATTTCAAAAGTCCTTTAAAAAAATTAGCGGGTCTGTGCTTGTAGCTTCTTAATCTGCCTTGCACGTTCAGCTTCGATCCACTGTGAGGCCGTCATGCTCTTGATAGAGCGAGGGTCTGTAGTGTCCAAAGTTGCTGCTCCAGCGGAGCGTGCAGTGACAGGAGAAATCGGCGCGGGCGCAGATGTTGTTTTCTTGATCGGGGGCGCTGATGCCAATTTGGCTTCAATTTTCCCAATCTCTTTCGCCTGACCGAGTGGCGTCATGCGTGAGATGCGATCTGCTTCTTTTGGATTTGAGCCAAGGTAGTACGCTAACTCAGGCCCAATGTCCGAAGACTGGATCGTTTCGGCCATCACGTTTGTGATCGGTAGCTTGGGGTTGTAGGCGACTTGTTCAAAGTCATCATACTTGTCCCGCGCTTGCTCTTCACGCTCTTGATAGCTTTCGAGAACGGCTGATTGCTGCTTGGCTGCTTCACGTTTGGCCAATAGTTCTTCAGCTTTCTGATAGGCCATTGCTTCCGCATAGGCTTCAGGGCTTTCAAACTGGTCAACGGACGCAGTTGGTGCAGCTTTCACGATTTGCGATTCCGCAGACCGATTTGCTTGCTCTCTTTCCCACTTACGTTGCTCTCTTGCGAGGCGTTTGCCGATCATCGCATCAATTTCAGCCTGGGAGTACTTCTTTTCCTCTGTGGCCTGATCAACTTGGTTCTCAGCGACTTCCGGCGTACTTTCAGCAACTTCAGGTGTGGCCGTCACATCCGTGGTTGGCGCGGAGTCTACTTCCGCTAGGGCTTGGACTTCTTCAGTCATGTTTTCTGAATCCTAAGATTCCTCGGTCTACTGGGCCGATACAGTTGTTTTAATCTTACACCAGATTACTCTGATTGCGCAACAGATGCTTGATATGCAGCAATTACGTCAGCCGTGTGCGTTGCAGCACAGATTGCTTGCACGCGAGCATCTTCATTAACGTAGGCACTGCCTGGGTTGATGACATGGTTGTTTACAGTAGCGCTGATTTGCTTACCATTTTCCATGATGGCAATCTTTGTGCTTACCTGAACGCTGCCGTTTTCAACCACTTCGATGCGGTCAACAGTTTCAATTTTTTCTAACATGATGCTTTCCTTTCTTGCTTAAAATTTGCTTAAGCGTTGGTTTAACAATCGATTGAGCCAGAGAATTCTGGCAGTGTTTTGATGTACGCATATGCTTGAGCCAATGCGTTTACACCATTCAAATCATAAGCAAATTCATATCCTTGACGAGATAAGACTTGCGCCTTTGATGAGTCCTCAAAGATTGTCAGCAGGGCTTGACCTTTTTCTTTGTTTACAGAAACGCTGGTGACTTGCCCATAGCAGCCGTCATAAACGTAGTCTTTGGAAAGAATAAAGGCCGCACTTTTTGCAAACTCTGGCAAATGCTTACCAGATGTCACTTCGAGGGTGCTATTAACTGGTTTGGTGTATTTGGTTTTGATAGCCATAATGATTCTCCTAATTAAACAATGTCGCACTCAATGTAGTCTGTTTCAATAACAGAACCGTGAATGTAGTCAAATGACCATTGGAACAAAGATGCAATGTCAAAAAGTGGAGTAATACCAGTAAATACAGCTTCAATTACTAAGTTATCTGCAGTTGCCCCTGCTTTTTGCTGAATGGTCAATGTTGCGCCATTTGGAACCGAACTGTTTGTTCCAAGTGTAATAACAGAACCCATTGTTGCAAAGCCAGCGCATCTAACAAAAACTAAGTATTCACGAGCGAAAGATTGCTCAGTTCCACCACTATCAAGTCCATAGTAATGAAGCGTCAGTTTGCCAGTCATGGCTTTTAAGTTTGTTGTTGAGCCAACAGCACTGGGTTTTCTAAATCTTAAAATGTCACGACTGAGCGAGACTGGCGCAGCAACCCACTTTGAAGTGATTGTTTTTTTCTGCTTTGTGTAGGCCGTATATACCGTGTTAACACTTGTGCTTCCAAGTTGAGGTGCGGCAATTCCACCAACATCAAATTGACCACTCCAATTCATTCCGCTTGAAAACATTTTTGCAGGGCCGTTAGAGTTCACCACCCCCCAATTGTTGTTTCCAAATTGGATAATGCCGTCACTTATAAACTGATATGGGAAAAATCCAGCTTGACCGAGACGTGCTGCGCCAGTGAAGTGGCAACCATCAAACAAGATGCTGTTGCACGAACCAGACTCGTTAACGGCGATTTCATTTGTGGCTTCAAAATAGCAACCAATAAAATTCAGGTTACGTGTATCGGTCACATCAATGGTTGTACGATTTGCAATACCGCCACCTTCAAAGCGGCAACCAATGAAATCATTGACTTCGCTAGATCGTAAATAAACACAGGCTCTTGTGTTGTTCAAAAATCCGCAATTTACAAACGTGTTTGCGTTAGATGTAAAAGCAGGAACATACAACCCGTATTGAGCATTGGCAAACGTGCAATTTGTCCAAGTGCTTGTCTGTAAAAGTTGATTAACGGAAACATTGAAATCGGTGTGCAAGTCCATTCCAACGTTTGTAAAGATGCAACCCGCAGTCTCACTTGAGACATTTATGCTAATACCCCTTGCGCCGCCACGCAGGGTCAGATTTTCAATGGTAACAAAAACAAATGCGGCAGGGTCTTTGTTGACGATCTGCCCATTTTCCGTCATCGCAACGTTTTGATTGTTGATGATCGTGCCAGTTGTAGACTGACCAAGAATTGCGGCAAAACTAGGAACTTGTAAAGAGGTTGTGATGACGTAATAGCCGTTTGGAATGTAAACAGCTTCTCGTCTAAAAGGTATTCTGTCAGCGTAATCAATTGCCGCTTGAATAGCCGCCCAGTCAAGAGTCTGAGCAAGACTTACAACATGTGGAAAAATTGTTTGCCATTGAGCAAGTGTCCACCCTGTGGTGTTCTGTCCTTCAAACGTTGTAACAGTACTTAATGGGCGAGATACGTTGTCACCAACCGCGCCAAAGTCTTTGACGTTGATTGGCGCCCCAGTAATCATTGAATAGGAGGCTTTTGTCAGCGCCATAATTACCCCAATTTTCTAATGTTTGTAGATACAACGAGTGCAGCCGCATTATTACTTTGGATAATTACGTTGCTACCACTAACATAAACCGCAACTGAACCTGGAGTTCCAGCAATTGTTGAAAATCTAAGCGTGCTTGACTGAGAAACTATTGTTGTTGCCCCGCTTCCAACTAAAATTAAACCGCAACCACCAAAAGCAAGTTCTGCAATCTCAATAAAACCGTTAATAAGACCTGTAATTGTTAAAGTATCACCATTATTCATTGACGTTTGGTGCGATGAAAAATCAGCAGTAATAGCGTTTGCTGTTCCTGTTTGCACTAATGCGCCAGAAAAAGTTTGATTTCCGGTAAAAGTTTGCGCAGCGTCAATACGAGCAGCCGAAAAATTAGCGTCTGGAACAGTCATTACACGAGTGGCCGCTGCCGCAGGGCCAGTTACTTGCAAAATGCCAGTTGTTGCATTTGCTCGAACATTGCGAACAGTTAAATCATTTGACGCAACTTTTACAGTCGCACCTGATTGAACAATTGGCAGTACTTCAGTGCCAGCTAAAGGTAAAGCGGCTGCGGTTAGCGCGGAGATTTTTTTATCGGCCATGATTGTTCCTTGTTTAGCTATAGTTGACTTCTATTAAAGAAGTTGTTGGTGGAGCTTCAGAAAACGTCAATGTTGTTCCTGAAAAAGAGTACGTGTTTTTGTTTTGGTATACACCATTTATGTAAACAAAAGTTGCGTCTTCATTTATTGGTGCAGAAGACATTGTGAAATTGACTGTTGAGCCATCGCCAGTAAAATTTTGTATTTGAAAAACTGTTGCGCCAATACCAAATATATTGTCGTAAGTTGCAATCAATACATCATTTGAATCTTTTAAAACAAATTTATACGCTGAAGATGTAATCCATATTTCACCGCCATCGGGCACTCGGCCAGCGGCATCAAAAACAATTGGATTTGTACGGGCAACATTTCCAGCATTGGTTGTGTACGAAACTTGAGGCGTTGTTGTGCCAGCCGCATAGGTAAACAGTTTACCGCCAGTCAAAACAGCGCCAGTATTGGTAAAGAACTGGGCCGCAACACCACCTACCGGAGATAAGAATACTGCCATGTTAAGGCTCCAAAAGAATCAAACCACCGTCCTCTTGGACAAGATTGTCGCTAGACTCGGTGAGAAGGTTGCCCACTGAAGCGCCGCTGTCGCGTGTGCCTGTAAATAGCGTGGCAATACCCCCAAGGCCAAGGCCCAGAGCATTGCGAAGGGCAACGCCAAAGCTCATTGCTTGTTAATCGGTTTGCAGTACACCACGCCGTCATCTGAGATGCGGATGGCACTTACTCGGAAAGGAGCGCCGTTGCCCATACCCACATAAAACGGGATTGGTGTGAATGCAGGGATTGGGGTGCTGGCAGTCGTGGCCACAGCAGCAGGGCCAACTTCCACATAGCAAGGAGTTGTAGACCAGATCACCACGCCTTCGGGGCCAGGGTTCCAATCAGTCGTGTTGCCAGCAGAGGCAGTGTACGCAACGGTGCGACCGGGGAAGTCGGCTTGTGATAGAGGGTTAAGCAGTTCCATGATGATCCTTATGCCAAAAATTTGAGTTTGTACAACGTGGTCAGGTACAACTCAACGATATTATCTATCAATTGTTGCAACGATGAATCAGATTTATCACACACATCGTATCTTGCGGCTTCGATTTCGGCAAGTGAATCTTGCAAAAACTCGATCACATTGGCCGTCTTTTTGGCCGAATGCAAGGTGATAGGGCCGATCAGACCATGACGGCCTTGGTAGGCTTCAGCAAATGCGTCAGCGTGATCAATGATGCCGTCATAAAAGGCATTCAAAGCCACATGCTTGCTATAGCTACGGGTGTTCAAATGCACCGAATGAGTGACATCACGGGCTAGGAATAAGATTCCGATAAAGTCTGCGGCTTTCATTGTGGCATTCCCATTTGTTGTTGTGGGGGAGGCATTTGTTGTTCTGGTGGCATCTCCATGGGCATGGATTCCTCGCGCATCTCAGGCATCTGGTTCATTATGCTTTGCGACTCCATGGCCGCAGCGACAACACCCATGGCAATGTCTTGGATTTGTTCTTCAGTCATACCAGCCTGAACAGCGGCAATGCGCTTGGTTTCGGCGTCATAAGCCTTGATCTGAGCCTCAAAGTCCTTGCGCTCCAAGTCTTGCATCTCAATTGATTTGCCGACATTTTGGATCATCTGGTACATCTGCTCCATCTCAGCGCCCATGGCCTGAATCTGTTGCTGCGCTGCCTGCAATGCTGGATCGTCCTCGCCATCCGACAAGAACTTGGGATCAATGGTCTTGGCAAAACGCTTGGACATTTCCTGCGCGCCTGGCCAGTCCATGTTCTTGACAAATAAGTCGCCAGCCACAGACCACAGTTGGGGATTACCCTGAAGCAACTGAGCCATAGCTTCCAAGGCTTCTTGGCGTTTGGTTGCGTAGCCTGGGCCAGTTGTAGCCACCACATCGTACTTGCCTACGCCTGGGTTGTAGATCTTTTCGATCACAATGCCTTGCTCGTTGACAATCTTGTTGACGGGTTGTGGCTGGTCAGGATTGATCTTGACCATCTTAGTCTCGCCGTCTTCACCAATGATGCGAGCAATGCGCTGTGTGTCGTAAATCTTGGGGATCAAGTCCACCAACTGACGGGCCACATGGCGCACGGCACGGGTTAGGTTATCCCCGTAATGGAAAGTACCTACATCACCCTCACGCTGGCGGGCAAGAATAGCTTTACCAGAGCGTTCGTTGGAACCCATACCCAAACTGGCGTTATATTGACCAGTTGTGGACTTGATGTCCTCAGATGCGCCTGCCTTGGCCTGCAATAGACCGCTGGAGGCCATCGGCGGTTGTGCCCGCTGGGGTAGTGGCAAGACTGCGCCTTGACCGTCTGTAACGTCAGGATTGACTTCCAGATAAGGCCAGTTGTTTGTGTTGGCGGTCTTCCACTTGTCCTCGTAGCCCTCGAACTGGCCACCGTAGCCAATGAACGGAGCCTTGGGAGCCAGAGCCAGCATTTCGGCTTCCTGTGACACCCAATAGTTGTACATGCGTTGAGCATCTTTGGCGTTACGCACAAGGCCAGAAATGTAAATACGGCCATCAACCTCAAACTCGTTGCCGATTACACGGATCACGGGGATCCATTTGCCAGCCCATTCTTTTTGCTCAAGGATTTCGTAGCCGTTGATCTTGCAATACATCACCCGTGGGCGCTCAGAAATGCGGCTTTTAATTGGCTTGCCAAACATGTCCTTGAGCATCTTGTCTTCAGGCGTGCCTTCAAAGGCCGACTGGTTGCCAGGGTACAAATTTAGCTTAGTCTTGTCGTAGTCAATGTAGTAATAACTGGCAATACGAACTGTGTCTTCATTGAGCCAGTTGCTGATTGACTGATCGCCTACTCCAAGGGACTGGAGTGTCGAGATAGGCGCAGCATCAGGGTACTGGCGCTCATATTCTGCTTTGGTCAGGTCTTCGGTAATGAAACAATACTTGGCATCTGCACCAGTTGGGTCTTGGATCAGCGGATCCATGTAGACCGAGAAGGAGTTACGGATACGGCCAATCTTGATGTCCTGATCGAATGTGTTTTCGTCACAGTACTCGGTCATCAGGGTGATGTAACCCTCGCCGTAGGACACCTGATTCTCGCAGGCCGTGTCGTATGCCACGTCAGCGTCAGAGATGTATTCAATGTGGCGGATCATGCCGTTGAAAATCTCAGCCACTTCCACGTCAGCGTTGTCATCAACTGGGATGACCTTTGCGCCTGGGCGGTTCTGACGCATATCATTCGTCACTTGACGAACGTGTTGCGGTAGTTTGTTGATTGTGAGCGTTGGGCGTGCGTTGATCGTCTGACCCTGCACCGCGCCGCGAGTAGCCAACACGTCAGCAGGCCATTGCCAGTGGTTGTCAGGTGATCCGGCGTAGAAGCGCAGATCGTCAATTTCGTCTTCACGGCTTTCGGCCAGCGCAGCGACTGCCATGTCCAGCCGCGCACGGGCGGTTGTCAGAATGTCTGAATCAGACTTTGGTGGTTTGCCGCCAGCGGCTACATTAGCCGCCGCGACCATTCCGGTTGGATCAGCCATTATTTTTTCTTCTTTTCTGCTTCACGTTTGACTGAATACGCGATGGCCACGGCCTGCTT